CCACAGTGGGTAAAGGCGTTCCTGATCTGCTTGTTGGATACAAACGCCACACAATCTTGATGGAGGTTAAGTTTGGCAATAACAACCTGACTGAAGACCAGCTCGTGTTCCACGGCAAATGGACAGGGGGCGTGTTGTCTGTGGTTAGTGATGTAGAATCGGCCATCAGAGTATTAAAACTGGTAGAGAACCTATGAATCCTGAAAAACACGCTGAATTTATAGCTATGAATGCTAGCCAGTATGCTGTGGCCAAGTCTAAAAGGATAGGCGCTGAGTTAAAGTTAAAGACGATTAAAGCCCATGCAATGAGAGATGCGCTAGAGAATGGTTACGCCCAAGTATCAGCACAGGAACGTGAGGCTTATGCTAGCGAACTATACATACTTACAATAAATGAATTAATGGAAGCCGTAAAGGTCGAGGAAACGCTTAAATACGAACTTGAGGCCAGTAGGTTATCTATTGACATTTGGCGCACCAGAGAGGCATCTGAGCGTTTAGCAGTGCGTTCCCATGAATAACAAACTAACAAAACGTGAGCGTGAGTGGTTAGGCAGGGTTAAAGAATTACCTTGCTCAGTCTGTGACGCTAGTGGGCCATCAGATGCTCACCATGTAAAGCAATCCTTGACGTACACTTGTATTGCTTTGTGCAAAGACTGTCACCAAGGCCCAATCATGGGTTGGCATGGTCAAAAGAGAATGTGGGCAATCCAGAAGATGGAAGAACTGGATGCCCTAAACGTCACAATAGAACGCTTACTTTCTCATGCTAGGTAAGGGCGCTTGGCTTTGGCCGTGAGCTGTAGCGCTAGGTGAGTGCATTGGATGAGCGTGAGTCATATCAGTCTTCTCATGCGCTTTTAATTCTTTTTCCAAAGACATAATCTTTTCACGTTCCTTTTTGTGTTCACGAATTACCTCGTAAACTTTTGGATCGGTTACGTTTGCTTTTTCTTTTGTGTATTTAAAATTTGTAGCCATAATTGCTCCTTTGTGGTTATTTTACACCTTGATTACTTTTCCACGAAATTCAATGTGGTCTTTGTCATAAACTGAAACTAATTCAGGATATAGCAACCTACCATTGTAAAACGTTAAAACAGCAAATCCAGACCGCCAGTTAAGTGGAGCTTCTTCTGTGTAATCCCTAAACTGAGGGCCTAAAGGGTCAGCTAATGTTCCGGTGTCCACACCATAGGTTGTACCATTAAAATTTGTGTGCGGTATAACTTTCATGCTATGAAGATGCCCAGTCACAAAATTAGTCCCAGCATGAAGTGTGTTGTTGTATACAGCAAAATTGCCACCTTTCCACCGGTGTTTAACGACAGTTTGCTCGTTCATCCATACCGACCAACATGGATGCCAGGCGGGAAAATGGTCTTTTAGGCTAAATCCTTTGACGTGCTCGTAGTGAGGGGCATTGGCTGCCAAAAACGTTTCAAAACGTGCGTCATGGTTACCCATTGGCCATATTAACTTAATATTTTTGTTAACATTTTTAGCTTCATCTTCAATTTCACCCATTGCAAGTTCACAGGCTTTCAGTTCTTCAATAACTGTTGGTGCTTTGCTCCAACCAATGCGTGGATGCCTACTTATACCGCCAGCTCCGTCAAAGACATCGCCATTTGCTATAACCGCTTTTAAATCATCAAATTCTCTAATTGCCCAAATAAGCCCATCATATGCTGTTGACCTGAGACCAGGAAAAAAGTGTGCGTCTGAGAACACTAATACTGTTCCATTTAAAATACCTAAATCCAATCTTTGGGGGGCTGGGTCAACCCTATCCTTTCCTTTAATTGTAAGCAAATGTATCCCATACCTACCTTCTAAAGAATTTCGCCTTGCTTGTATACCTCTAATTGACAATCCTGTTTCATTCGACATTACAGCGGGATTGCCATATAGTTGAAATAGCGTTATAAATTCTTCATCAGATAAATAATTCATAATTTTTTTCGCCAGTAGAGTGAATGCTTTCCCGCCCAAGGAATAGAGGGGTTAAACAAACGATATTGCAATGCAATTAGGGAATTAGACGATGGGGGATTGTCTGTGGTGTCAGTAATTAGCCAGTTGAAACCTACTCGCCTAGCCATCTTTTCTCGTGCTCTGATAAGGCGCTTTTGCAGTCCTCTACCACGAAATGTTCGTATAACACCACTACGACACAAGTAACCGCAATCAAGCCAGCGGCTAGAGCAAACAAGCCCAGCAAATCCACAAGGTATATCATTCTCATAGGCTACCCACCACCAACCTTCTCTGGCGTTGTACAAAGTATCGTAGGGCAAACAATCTTTTTGCAGTTTGTTCAATAGTTCAAAGTTTTCTTGAACACTTGAGTCTATGAGCTTGATTTGCATATACTTATTGTCATGATGAATTATGACACCAATTCGACAAAAAAAAAGGGGGAATAATCCCCCTTAAAAGTCGACAACTGCAAGTTAAGAATACTTCCTAGTGCCTTGCTTGTCAATAATTAGTGCCATTTTTCGAGGTTTATCGTAGGGATTATTGGGTATTGACACATGAGTCCACCGGTCAAATTCTCTGATAACTTGGTCAAATTCAAGGTTAGACCCAATAATTGCCTTAGTCACTTGATCTGGGGTCATGCCAGGCACACGAATGTCAGCAGCACACCCAACACGATGCTGAGAAGTATCTCTACTTCCCACTGCGTCATTAACCTGTTTAGACCTAAATGCTGAGTTAACCATAATTGCAGCACCGCCAAGTAGTTGTTTGACCAACTCAAGAAACTCAGCCAACCTTTGTAGATTCGCCTTTTCAATTTCGTTTGGTACATTTTCAAATTCCCTATGGTCTGTGTGCGTGAGTTCTTCAAGCGTAAAGTTGTTGGTTAATTGTGTCATTTGGATATGGGTGTTGATTGGTGAATGAGCTGATCTTTAGCCTGGCTAGACGCTGAACTGCCAAAATAGAAACTAATGACTCCAGTCCAAGCAGTACCTAGTGAACCTAAAAGTATCATTAACGCTTCACTAGACTGAACGTGTCCGGACATCATCCCCGCCATAATCCCAAAGAATCCAATTGTGATACCGATAGCCAATATGGGAGGAATCATAGACTTTACAGTCATTTGCATATCCCTTGCAGACTTTCTGTCCTGAGTGGCTAATTGTTCAAAGTCCAAGCCCATTTCTTGAGCTTTTGCCTTCAATGCCAACTCAGCTTGTTGTAGTCCAGCAATCTGATCTGCGGTCAATTTGTTTGAATTAATTGCCGTAGTTACTTCCTCAGATGAAATACCCAAGGTTTTTCCAATCAATTCCGTAGCCATGCCAGCTAAAGGCCCACCCAAAGCAGTGGCAATCGTAGGTGCAATTTGTCCTAACCAACTCATAATATCCCCTTACTTCTTTGGTAATCTAAGTGAATGCCATACATGAGTAAGGCCAATATAAATAACCATGTAAACAAACCTGTTGCCAATGCCACTCGAACTTGCCATTTATCAATAAACTGCTTTCTTTTAAGTGCAGCCACTTCCACGGCTTTTTTTGTTCACGCTCGATTTTTTCTCGCTCTTTTCTGACAATTTCACGCATTTCTGTAAACTTTGACCAAAGGCCAGGCATTCCAATCTGGTAAATAATCATTTCTCTCAAGTCGGTTTCCATTTGCTCCAATTGCTGCTGGCGCAATATTCTGTCCATTGCTTCTTGATTGATGGATACGTTCTTAAGTGGTTGAAGTTTTGTCTGTTTTTCAGCTTCTTTAAACGATTCCTGATGGGTAAAGAAGTTACCCAAATGCGAACCAACGTCATTTAAGATGTCACCAACATCTTTGCCGTCTTGCTTAAAGTCCTTGTACAACTCCACGCATTCTTTGATGCCAGCGTGGGCAGCTTTGCAAGCAGCAAAGATCGTGATGGGGTCAATCATTTCAACAACTTCTCACCCACAAAGTGAAGCATAGCCCCTATAAGACTAGCAAATGCCATCCCCATCCATAGACCGCCCTTAGACTGATTGGCAAGCTCTAAGAGCTTTTTAACGTCATCCCTGATGTCTCCAAGTTCTTTTTCAAGAAATTCAACTTTGGAGATTAATTGGCCATATTGGATTGGGTCAATTTCCATTACAAACCTCTTAGGAAAGCTATTGAAAATGTTGTGTTAGCTACAGTACTAGGAGTAGTGCTTAATGATCCACCACTAGATTGTGCGACTACACCTTGAATATAGTCAGTTGAACCATTACATTTTACGATAGTAGAACAAACTGGTGTACTACCAAGTGCTGAAGATGCTGCCACGTTGTAAGCAACCAAAGTGCTACCATTTTGCAATATGCCACAGCCCACCTGATATCCAGCAGTTGTGCTAGAAATAGTGGCACTAGCATTTACTTGGTAATAACCTGGCACATTGGGAGTAAAAGCATAGCTAGACTGAACCCAAATACTGTTTGTGTCATAGTTAACAGTCTCATATTGAATAACTGTAACTGTTGAACTAGCTATAGCTTGAGCTGTGATCTGGTGAACAAACGCCACAGGAGGACTAGCAACCCCAGTACCACCGCTTGTACGCCCTAATACACCAGAAAAAGATACGTTAGGCGTTGTTCCAGAAGTCACAGAAATGGGTGAAGTTCCAGTTACTGATGAAACTGCTGTTGTGTTTCCATAGTAACTAGATAGACCAGCAATGTTGTCATAAGTCCCAATTAGGTTTGAGGAGCTGTCTGTCAAAACAAACTTGTAGTTATATCCTTGGAGCAACCAAATCTCATAAGGGGGTCTGCCATCTGTCCCCATGATGATTGGATTGGTATTAGGAACTGTTCCGGCTGAGTCTGTGTAAGTTGGTATTGGAGTGCTAGAACCAGCCAAATAAGTATAAAGAAACCCACCATTTAAGGGGAGTCCTGTACTATTAGTCTGGGCTACAGCGTTGAATATGGGGGATAGATTGACGCTCATTGTTTACCTTTTGAAATGTCTGAAAGTTTGTTCTTACCAATTTCTGTCGCTTTTTTCATTTCTTCTTGTGATTTTTCTGCAGCTTTTTGCAGTGCTTTGGTTTCCATAGATGCAACTCCTTTTTCGGCTGCTTTACCACCCAAATAACCGCCCACAGCAGCTCCACCTGGGCCACCAATTGCCCCACCAATAGTAGCCCCTGTAGCAGTTCCAATCTTACCTAAGTGGCTTTCAATCAATCCAATTCGTCTAGTTTGTAAACCAGCGCCCTCATACCCATGTACACCTGGTGTTAAGTGACCGACCACATTTAAATAATGGAATGCTTTTTGTTCTTCAGGGCTAAATACAGCTTTGATTTTGTCTGCTCTTGCATTTAGTATTTTGTTTACAGCGTTTTGATTCCATTCGCCAGCTTTGGCAGCGCCAGCTTGGTAAATTTCTCTAGCAATACTACCTTTCATTTCATTCATTGCAGAATGTGCTGAAATTCTCAATTCGTTAGGTACTTCAATTTGCCATTTGGGTTCGCCTGTTTTAGCATCTAATGGCCCTGTTATTTTTCCATTAGATATTTTTTCAGCAGTGTCATAAATATGCTTCCATTGATCCAATTGCATACTATTTAATTTTTGTGGAATAGCATCAAAAGCAGTTGCAGTTTGAACGCCATTAGGATCAATGTCCCCAAACAACTGCTTAATTCCTTTAGAACCAAACAAAACCTTTTCTGCTTGATGTAAGCTATCAGCCTTTTTGAGCAACTCTAAACCACCGGCAGCACCAATATCACGTTCAATAGCTTGGTTAATTTTTCTTATTGTGGATGCGTTGTCTACTGTCCAGTTACTGTTTAATGATTTTTGTACTGCTGTCCAAGCTCCAACAGTATTGGGTTCATGGAAATTACCCATTTCATCTTCAAAGCCAACTGTCTTGGCCAAATTAATTAACTTTTCTGCGCTTGTTCCTACACCCTCATTTTTCTTCAGTCCTAAACCAGCTCTAAATTGTTCATTTTTTAACAAATCTTCAACATTAGATGATTTAATTGGGTTGTTTCCAGTTTTGTCGCTTGCTTCTTTGTAAAGTTGCTTCTTCTCATTTCTAAAGAATCCACTTAAACCCTCATCTCCTGAAAACGCATCGTTAATTCTTTGCCCACGCTCATAAGGCGTTACCAAGGTTGGACTAGCACCTGTGTTGTCAATTCTCTTTTGAGCATAATCTGATAGCGCAACTTGTTCATTAGCGATTTGCTGTTTGAACAATTGGCCTTCTGGTGTGTCCATTTTGGCTTTGGTGTATTCATTTCTTAGTGTGTTTTCGTTACCAGTAATAACACCTGGTCGAACTTGTGCGTTTGGCATAACTTCTTGTACTGCCTGAGAACGAATTGCTTGTTCTTCTTTTGGCACATCTGAGGTAATTTTAGATAGCTTAATTTGAGGATATACACCTCTAGCACCTTCTTCACCTGTGATCTTGCCAGCCAATGGGTTGTTTTCAACTTTGGCAGCACCAACACTACCAGCAGGGGCTTTTTCTTCAGTTACTTTTTTAATTTCACCAGGTCTTACAACTTCTAATTCTTTTGCTGCTTGACGTATTGGCTGAACAACTTTTGCCACGCCAGCGCCAGTTTCTTTCAAAGCACTAGGTATAGCAAATGAACCAACAACCCCCATGTTTCTCAAATCTTCAGGAGGTATCCCAGTTTTCTCAGATATTTGTTCAGGCGTTAAATGTAAAACATTAAACATATGGTTTACAACGTCTGCTGCTCTTTCACCAAAACTACCCAATGGATGCTCGTAGTTTTGTTTGCCAGTAAGACCTAGAGCTTTACCCAAAGGTTGACTAATTGAAGATGCAGCTGCTTGCCCAATTTCTTCTGCTCGTTGTGGTGTATTGGCTGTTCTTGCTATTGCTTGGGTAACAGCACCATAGGCTGCCGGTACTGTAGCGCCATACAAAGAATCAATTGCTCCAGCAACTTTTTCACCCAATGCTTGTTTTTTCTGCTGAAATGAATTGATCATATCTGCCATAGATTGACTGGCAGTATTAGCAATCGTAGGTTTATTTTCTACAGGTTGATTTGTTGTAGGTTGCTTTACTGCAGGTTGTGTAGCCTTGGGTTGAGCCTGAACAGTTTTTGTTGGCTGACTTGTTTCACCTGATAAAAACGCTTCTAATGGATCACTAGACGCTTGTGTTGCTTGTTCTGTTGGCGCTGACTTAAACAAATTCTTTGCGCCTTTTTCAACAGTAAACATTGCGCCACTAATAACATGACGCTGAACAGGATCAGACAAGTCAATCTTTTGATTGGGGTCTAAACCAACTTTTTGAGCAACTGTGTTTATATAAGATTCTGTGTCATTTTTATCTTGAGGGGGTGCCCATCTTGAAATAACACCACGCAATGTATTAATGCCGTGTTTTTCACCATAAACTTTTAAGTTTTGATCGGCTGCAGCAATACCTTCTTCGGGTGTTTTATATTGCTGAAAACCAGTACTTGCACCCACTGGGCGCATATTGCCTGGGTTGTTTACAGGACGATTAGATGGTTCTGCGGTCGCTTGACCACCTCCCAAGAATTGTTCTAATTCATCCATTACAAACTTCCTGTTTCAGATAGTTTTTTAAGATTCCTATACTTCTCAAGAAATTCTTTATTTTGTTTTGGATTTGGAAACAATTTGTTTAATTCTTCTTTACGTTGTTTGGGGTCTTCAATATCTTTCACAATATTAATCCCTTCAAAGATTTTGCTTTCTCCGTTTTTGTTCCATTCCTGTTGAAAGGCTTTCATATTGTTATCGCCAAATTTCCTTGCAAATTCTTGTGCGCCATTGGCTTGCATATCAATATTGGTTTGATCTGATTGAACCCTTCTAGCAATTTTGATTAAAACATCTGGAGGAACTTTAATAGTTCCATTTGCTACAGCTTGCATATCCAATCCAGCAACTGTACTACCAACTGAACCCAATGCTTTCACATTAGTAATTGCCATGTTTGCCAAGTCTTTAGCCAACAAATCATATTGTTCACTTCCAATAGCCATTCTAATTTTCTGTTCAATCTGGCCAGGTATACCACCTTTGGCAAAATACAACTCGTTATTGATTTTGTTTGCTTGGTCAATAACTTCTTGAGTATTTCTTTTGGCTTGTGACAAGCCCATTTGTGAATTAATTAAATTAGTTCTATATTCAGCGCCTGATTTTTGGTCTATTGGTTCAGTAGGTTCAGGATTATAAGATTGTGCAGAACTGCGAACAGGATATGGTAACTTCATCTTAGTTTCCATTTGTTGCTTGCCTGTGGCTTCTGGAGCGCTAGGTGTTGTGCTAACACCCAAAGAACCAATTGCAGTCGCTCTAGCACCTTGATCTAGTGTGCTTAATAACTTCTCTTTAAGAAATTGTCTTGTATT